ACACTTACACTACTTACAAGCAGAGCTGCTATGTTTAAGGCATATATCTTTAGATCATTCATCTTTTACTTCTTCATAAGAGCCATCCTCTAAATTGACTGAGATTTTTCCATACTTCTCCTCTAGCTCTTTCTTAGTTCCCTCTTGCTGTTCTTGTATTGCAGCATAAGCGTGTAACAAAGAGTGCTTTTGAGTTTCTAGGATGCCTAAATCTCTTAGGATCACATTCTTTTTAGTCTCTTGCTCCTTTAATGTTTGTAATTCTTTTTCTTCTAGTTTCATAATTATAAATTTTGAGTTATCCTCAAAGATAGTAATTATTCTACTACAGGCTGTGCAATAGAAGCCTCATACTCGCTAATTAAGTCAGCAGTCCATACTGCATCAGCAATCGCTATTACTCCATTAGCATCTGCTGCATCGTAATCACCGCAGCTTACTACTGTACGCTCAAAGGATTCTGAAATTTTTACGCCATCTTCTAATATCTGGTTAGAGTAGCGAATTTGTAGATGTTTGTATTTTGATACAATTTCTACTTTGTCTTGAATTTTTTCTTTTGTTAGTGCCATTATTTATTTATTTATTAGTCTGCAAAATATGTCATTGTGAAAAATATATCTGAACCATTAGCAAATTGATTTACTGTTGAAATTACAGCATTCGCACTATTTGTTAAAGATTCTTCAAAATATATATAATTAGTATTATCACCAAGTTCAACGGTTGTGTGCATATTATTTGCATTTGCACTAAAAAGATTTAATCTTGGTGTAGCATTAAATTTTATTGCACCAGTCAAGTTTTTAGCTGAAAATGGCAAATTTCTTATGTAAGCAGTATTTGTGCCTGTCATTCCTGTTAAATCTGTGTTTTGTAATTGAATGCTAATAGTAACCATACTTCCTACTTTAACATAAGAACCATTGGCATCACTTGGGGATGCGGTATTGCCCCCAGCTGCAGCATCTGCTAATTCAGGAGTAAAAGTTCCTTCTTCGTAATCATCTAAAGCATTAGCAGCAGCAGTATCTCCGTTGAATGTTAAACCTCCACTCGATAAGACGCGCATTCGTTCGGTTGGTGCTATATCGTCTGTTGAATCTCTTGTTAAAAAAAGTAAATCTCCTTTTGTATAGCTACCAGTAGCAGTTTGTTTTAATCCAATATAAGCAGGGGAATTTGTTGCACCGCTTGAATATCCTAATCCTATTGCATATACTGCTCCCGAAGTATTATAATCCGTTGTCCCTAATTGCAAATAACTATTACTTGTAGTAAATGTTGTAGTGGCGGAAGAACCTTCATTTTTATTAATGCTCAATTTAGCAGAAGGATTCGTAGTCCCTATTCCTACGTTGCCTCCTTGTGGTTGTAATAAAAGATTGTAATAAAATCCACTCAATGTTTGATGTTGTGCTTGAATCCAACCATAGAAAGGAGAAGCGTCTAACACTCCCATATTTATCTGTGTAGGGGTTCCTCCTCCTAAATTTGTTATTTGAAATGTTCCACTTGGAGTTGAAGATGGAGTAGAAGCCCCATCTACAGTTAATTTACCACTCGGATTCGCAGTACCTATTCCTATGTTGCCACTCGCATTAACGATAAATTTATTTGAACCACCATTACCTGACCTAATATAAAAGTTTTCTGAATCAAAATAACTGTCAGTACCTCCAGCATATCCTAATCTATATGAACCACCTGAAGAATTTACTATTTCTAATTGGGCATCGGGGTCATTTACATTTATTCCTAATCCAGAAGCACTCGCATCCCAGTAAAATGCTTCATTGTTAGAAGTATCACGGAAGGATATGTCGCCACCGCTATGGATGCGCACTCGTTCTGTTCCGCCTCTGCTAAAAATAAGATTACTGTCATTGGTTAAATCCCAATAATTAGTTGTTGAATCATTTAATCTTATCGAAACAGCACCTGCATCTTGAACGTGCAATTTTTGTTGAGCATTTGTTGTACCAACTGCCACTCGATTGTTAGCAGAATCCACATAAAGTGTGGTTGTATCTACTGTGAGGCTTCCTGTGATTGTAGCTGCTCCTACTTGAATTGAATTAGAAGTAGTGTTGCCTCTACCTGTTACGCTATTTAAAGTGTCGCTTTCTGCTGTGAGGTAAGTGTTAGAATCTATTGAGCCATCTGCTTTTAAGAACTCTGTAGATGATCCTCCTGTTTTTACGATTGTAGTGGCTTCTAATCCTGCTACCTGAATGTCTGCTAAAGCATATCCTGTACCTGCCGTATCAACTGTAGTAGTAGGCTCTACCTCTAAGCCCTTAAACAACTTAAAAGTATCAGTATCTGAAGCATCCTTAAATAACCCTGCAAACTTAGTAGTAAGACCTGAATCTAAAGAGTATTTAGCATAGAATCCTGTATCTACTGAGTTAGCATCATTAGCAATAGCAAGAGCAATTAGTGGATCTTCTACTGATAGCGTCTGAGTGTTTACTGTGGTAGTAGTACCATTTACTGTTAGATCATTGCTAACTATCAAGCTGCCTGCTATTGTAACATCATTAGGCAAGCCTACTGTGTAAGATGGTGCGCCTCCTAGAGCTTGATTAGCAGTTCCTGTTATTTCTATTTGGTTTGTAGTGCCATTGATTGTGATTTCAGTGTTACCCTGTACGGCTGTGTTAGCAGTTGAGCCATAATCCACCGAAATAGTAGGCTGTGATCCCTCACCTGTGTTGCTTCCAATAGTAACTCCTGTACCTGTTCCTAAGTTAGCTACATAGTCTCCTGTGGTATCTGTTCCTAGTGCTACTGAATCAGCCTGAATAGTGGCAGCTATTGTGATATTAGCAGTACCATCAAAGCTAGCTGATCCTACTACGTCTCCTGATAGTGCAATATCTCTAGCTGTTTCTAAAGCAGTAGCTGTATCTGCATTCCCTGTGATGTCTCCAGTGATGTTACCTGAAACATTTACATTGATAGTATCAGGAAGTCCTACTGTAAAAGTCTGATCTGTTAGGCTAACCTCTACCTCATTAGCTGTGCCTTGAATAGTCATTGTCTCAGAATCCAAATCTACTGATGAGGTTGTAGTGCCATCTGTTATATCTAAGTCCTGAGCTGTAACTTGAGAATCTACATAAGTCTTAATAGCTTTTGCTGAAGCTAAAGTATCATCTGATGCTGAAACAGTAGTCAAATCTGTGTCTAGTACTCCTGCTTTTAAGTTATCTACCTCTAAGTTTGAGATAGTATTATTGTCAGCATTTATGGTTTTGTTAGTAAGCGTCTGAGTGCCTGTAAGCGTTGCTACTGTGCTATCAATATTAACTGTAAGAGTTTGCCCTGATGCTACCGTATCAATTCCTGTACCTCCTGCAATATCTAGCACCTCAGAATCTAAGTCCACACTTCCTGTTCCTGTATCACCTTGAAAATCTAAGTCCTCTTGAGTAAGAACTGATTTAACATAAGCAGTAGTAGCCACCTTTGTTGAGTCATCAGAAACAGCTTGAGTAGTAGCAGTAGAACCATCAGGTAAAACAACACCTGCGCTAGGAAAAGCTATAGTAAGGCTTTGACCAGTTGCTGTAGTTTCTATTTGATTAGCAGTACCTCCAATAGTGAAAATCTGAGAGTCTAAATCCACAGAGCCAGTACCTGAATCTCCTGCAAAGTCTAAATCCTCTTCTGTAATTTTTGCAGCTACATAATCTATAATGGCAGCAGAAGTAGGAATAGATGTATCATTGTCGTTATTTGCAATACCATCAGCTTCATCTACAAACTTTGTTATAGTGATAGCTTCTCCTGTGTCTTTCAAAGAGCCAAACTCAATAGTTCCCTCAGCTTTAAGATCACCAGTTGTGTTTAAGCTGACACCTGAGCCAGTACCAACTCCATCTGTAATCTCTTGAAGAGTTGCTGCTAGCTCTCCATTGTCATTTACTTTAAGGAGCGACTGATAAGTATCCTTAATTGTATTTCCTGTTAGTGTTGCCATTGTTTGTTATTTTATTTAAGTACTGTTTTAGTTTTGTAATATTGGTTTGCTTTGGTTTATATTTCATAGCACCCATCCATTAAAGTTAGCATCGTGTGAAGGATAGATGTCATCATTTGAGTTAGATGTGTACTCAGGAAACTTGCTCTGATTAAAGCTCATATAATCTATGAATCTTCTTGTGTAGTATTCTGCTATATCTAACTCTTTTTGCACTAAGTAATCTACCTCCTCTTTAGTAACTGTCTCTGCTGTTTCGCTAACGTGCTTATAGATGCCTCCGTTTTTAATCGTATAGGCTGCAAATGGCAAGTAGTCCACCATAGCATAGTGTATCAGCATAGGCTGCACATAAGTGTTTACTAGTGTTAGATAGTCTCCTGTTAAGTTACTAGCTAGAATGTCATTGCTAATCTTGTTGTATAAATCTGATCCTAGATAGTTTCTGACGTGAATCTCTTGTGCAATCTTGATAAACTGAATAAACTTATCAGTATCTACGTTGCCATCTAAGACACTATTTCTTACTAGATCCGTTCTTGTTATAAAAAGTGCTGTAGCCATTATCCTCTAGGTTTTAAAAATCCTCTATTTTTCATATCTTTTGGTCTCTTAGCTACTTTAGGATCATTTACCTCAGGAGTAAAGCCTTCCTTCTTTGCTTTATTGACGCTTATCTCTGCATTAGGATTAGTAGCATCAGGATTAACACCCTTAGCCATATAGGTTTTTCTCATCCAAAAGTGATGACAATCTCCTCCTCCTTTATATAGCCAAATATCATAAGTACTAGCTCCATTTGGACCCCATCCTGCATTAACTGCTCTTTGACCCATAGCTTGAATATCCTCTTTTCTATAAATCTTTTTAGCAGCTACCATCTTTTGACAAAACTCTCTTGAGTTATCTGATGTTCTTAGTGGTGCATATTGGTATCTTACTTTGAATCTTAGGTTATCTTCTTCTCCATCTTGCTCGCTCTTTGCATTTGGTCTAGCAGTTCCTGTAGAGGCTAGTCCTATCATTTTATCCAAAGCCTCCTCTTGATCGTAATCTACTGCTCTCTCATCAACAAGCACCCAGTTATCTAAATCCTCATCTTCTCCAAACTCTTGCAATAGGTCTGCAAGCTCCTCAGTAGCCTCAGGATTTTGCTTGCTCATTTTTACTCCTGTCTCTTCTTCTCTTGTTTCATCATCTACCACATTTTCTAAGTCTGTAAATTCTAGTGGCTGTAGAGTTTTAAAGTATAGATTAAGAGAAATGCTGTTATAAGCTAGTATCTGATCAAAAGCATCTATCAATAAAGTTTGAAAAGGTCTGATAACTGTGTTATCCATCAAAATAGAGGCTGTTTTAAGCTCGTCTGCGTTGTTTCCTAGTCCTGTGTTATCCTTGATACCTAAAAGCATAGGAGAAACGATTCTATGGCTTACTAGGATCTTTCTAGCACTCTCATCTGATAAGAACTGATACTGATTGTGAGCATCTGAGAGCTGAACTGGCTCAATATTAGCCTGTGCATCTGCATTGTCATTAAAGCTAAGAATAAACTTACCTGCATTTGAGCTGCCTGAGAACTTTTCATATATCCTATTCTCAATCAATCTTCTCTGCTCCTCATTAGGTACTCCATTATTGAAGTTGATAAGCATAGATGGTGCTAAGCCATTTAGGATGTTATTTAAGTGATAGTTAGAAATCTCCTCCTCTAGCTCACTATATTGCAATCCTCCTTGATAATCTACTGGTGAGTAGTAATAGAATCCTGCTCTGTAGGGCTTAACTACATAAATCTCTATTGACTCTCTGCTATATCCAAAGCAAGGTATTCTTTTAGGCTCATCTGTGGGTTTAATATTTGCCCAGTCCTTAAAATAGTAGTAAGCCTCTATATCTCCTTCTTCGTTGCATTTCTCAGCTCTTAGTGTTTCAATAGGAAAATGCTCTACCTGAGCTACTTTTGTTCTGTCCTTAGAGTAGATAATCTGCATTGCACAGCTACCCATTAGTTTAAGGTCAAAAACTAGCTTTCTTACACAGTCTTTTTTAAGCAAAGTAATCATCTGTGCATATTGGTCAGGCTTTCTGTTAGAGTCAGTAGCATCTAAGCCTTTTCCGTAAATCATCTCTGACAAGCCATTAATAGCAGCATTGTTAGTAGGTGATCCATTGTATCTATCAATCAAAAACTGATAGTAATTGTTATCCTCTCCATAGGACACCCATTCTTTGCCTCTTACTTCCTTGATTTTAGGAGAAGTGTAGGTACTTAGATTAACTAGATGCACCTCTGATTGAGACTTAGGCTTTGGAGCAGGTCTTTGATTCTTTAGCTTTCTCATATTATTATGTACTCATTATCGTATGTCTTTTCTGTAACATACTCATTTTTATTTACTGTGTAGTACTCATCCTCTGTCTGATCTAAAGGCTGATCCGTGCAGAATATCTTATCCTTATACAAACTAAGAGCTGCACCCTGAGAATCCTCCCACTTGTCATAGTTCATATTCCATAGCAAAGTGTTTTGCTCCCACAAGTTAGGATCTACAACAAAGTCAAAATCATAGAACCTTCCCTCTATTAGCTCAAAACTTGCTGTATATACTAGCTCATCACCATCTTGCACCAACTCTACCGCTTGATTAGTAGTTACATTGGTACTATCATCTCTTATATATAGCGTAGCACTAGTAACATAATCTCTAGGAACAAATCTTAGACTCTGTGCTGCCGTACTAGTAGTAAGTATCTTCATACATATATAACGCTAAAAAGTAATTATTTTGCATAGGTGCAAAAAAAAAGGCTAACATTAAGCTAGCCTCCTTCTCTCTAAAAAACAATATTAAGCATCAGGGTCAATCTGAGTAGCTGAAGCATCATCTGTAATTACTGTAGAAGTAACAAAGTATGCAGGAGCTGTCTCCATAGCTTCAAATGTCAAAGTAAATCCTGAAAGGTCAGCCATAGCTGCACCTGAAACAATAGTACCACCAGTTACCTCTGCTCCGTGCTCAAGTCCTACTAGGAAAAAGTTTCCATTGTAATCCTCGATAGCAACGTGAGGTCTAGCAGCAGCTAGTAGTTTAATCTCCTCTTGAGTAGCCTTATCTAAGTAAGTGAGTGTCAAGTTAAGAGTTTGCGTGTAAAATGTAGTACCATTCTCTCTTGATGAGTTTACAGTAGTCTCTAGGCTAGAGTTTCCTTTAATATCATACTGATACCACGAAGGAGTGCCTGATAAAGCTGTAATTTCACCTGCTGCAATGGTAGCTGTACCTAAAGTGCCATAGTCCGCAAAGTAAACTGTTTTAAGTCCACCTACAGCACTCTTACAAGGTAG